GTTGGCGTCGCTCACGGTGGTCGCGAGCTCGTCGCCGGTCTGCGTCGCCCACATCGGCCGATAGCCGATGCGCCGGCGCCAGGACGGTACCGACCCCTGCCGGCGAATATCGGCCATCTCGGCCATGGCCAGCGTGCCCGCCGCGGTCCCGGCCGGAACGTCGAGCCGCGCCACGGTGAGCTGCCCCAGCAGCGTGACGCCCCAGACGCCGCCGATCGCCAGCATGAGCCGATCGAGCACGTCGGCCGCCGAGATCGGATCGACGGCGCAGAAACCCACCTCGGCCGGCTGCTGCGCATCGAGCATCGCGAACGCGGCCGAGGCGATCTCGTAAGGGTCGTTGAAGCTGTTCTCGTCGAGCATCTGCGTCGCGATGCGGCGCACGAGCCCGGAGGTGGTGTCGACATAATCGCCGCCCGGCGCGTCGCCCTGAACGTCGGCGGTCACGCGGCCGTCAGGCGAGGCGCCGAGGCGGAACAGGCCCAGCGCCAGGCACGTCGAGTACTCCCCGGCCGGGATGCTGGCGGCCGTCAGCAGCGCGTAGGTCGCGTAGTCCGAGCCCGTGGCGGTGAGCGTGATCCCCTTGTCGCGCACCGCCAGGATCGCCTCGGCCTGGCGGAAATGGACCTGCCAGACAAGGTTCACGTTGTCGAGCGGCACCGCCGGCACGTTCTCGCAGAAGCCGAGTGTCGTGATCTTCGGGCGGCCCTTGGAGTCGACGCCACCCTCGATGCCGCCGGTGCCGAGGTAGATTAGGCGCTGCAGCGGATGGTCGAGCCGCGCCTGCGGATCCTTGATGAAGAGCGTCGCGAGCCCTTGAGTCCATTCCAGCTTGTCGGCGACGAGCACCGCGCGAAGCTGCCAATCGGCAAAAGCCTGATCGCGCTCGCCCTCGTAGACCCGCACCGAACGGCCGTCCCAGCCGAACGCCATGAAATCGTCGAACCAGGCGTCGCCGTTCGCGATCTCGATGGCGCCAACGCCGGGCCGCGACCGGCCGGACGGCTCGTCGCCATCCCAGAGCCGCACCGCGAAATTGAGGCTCTGCTTGAGCCGCGGCTCGAAATAGATGTTGCTCACATCCTCGGCGCTCGGGAACAGGGCGGCGGGGAACGCGGCGGCGTAGCTCAACTCCGGGCCGAACGGCGCCCCGCCGAACGGCACCGGCGGCGCCAGGATCGTGACGTCGAGCGGCACCGGCTCGTGCGGAGCCGTATCGTCGGGCTCGCCGATGAAGGTGGATTCGGCGAGGAAGACGCGCACCTCGCCGCCGAAGCTCGACCATTCGGCCGCGGGCCCGAAGGTCGCGACCCCGAACGGATGCGGCGGGCCCATGAACGCGATCTCGGCGTCTGGATTGTACGGCTTGGCGATGATGGCGAGCATCGATCACCGCGCCAGCAGACGCTGAAGGACCCCGTTCTGCCGCGCAACTTCTTCCCGCAGCGCCACGTTCTCATTGGCGATTTCGCCGAGCTTGTTGTAGATGCGCGAAAGTTCACGGACTTGCTCGCCGCCGCTGGCGCTGATCGCCGCAATCACCGCGTTCTCCGGGCCGAGCAAGATGCCAACAGCGTTCTGCACGAGCGCGAGATCGTTCTGGAAGCCGGAGCCACTCGCGAACGCGCCCCGCGACTGCGTCAGCAGCGAGCGGCCGAGATCCTCGATGCGGCTGCGGTCGCCTTGCGCCGAGGCCGCGAGGAAGCTGCCGCGCACGCCCTCGAGCGAGGCCAGAGGCGATGCACCTGAGAGGCCGCCGAAGGTGATCTCCTCGTAAAAGTTCTGGAGGCTGCTCGTCACCTGGCCGGACGCCTGCTCGACGACCTTCTGACGTTCGAGCGCGGTCAGCCTCTCGACCGCGACCAGGTCGGCGCCGGCGAGCCGCGCTTCCTCGAGCCGCTTGGCCGAGGCCTTGTCGAACTCGGCCAGCGCCGCGGCCATGGGATCGACGATGGCCAGGATTTGCTGCGCGATGCCGACGTCGAAGCCTTTCCTCAGCTCATCCTTGGCCGCGATCTCGCCCGCCGCGATGCGCGCTTCGGTGATGCCGAGCGCTTCCGCGTTCTCGCGCAGCACGCGGAACGTGGCGCCGAGCGTGGCCAGCGCCTTCGCGGTCTCGGACAGGGCCTCGGGCTTGTCGGTGAACGCGAACAACTGGCCGACGAGGGCGGAGAGGGCCGTGTCGGCCTCGGCGGCGAAGCCGAGATCGCGGGCCTTGTCGACGAAGTCCGTAATCGCCTTGACCTGCTCCTGCGCCGCCTTCCGCGCCTGGAGTTCGACAGCCTTCAACTCGTCCTTCGCGGCCACGAGACCTTCGACGATGTCGTCGAGGCTCTTGGCGAACTCGATGTCGGCCAGAAGGCCTTCGAGATCGGACGCGACAGAATTCGCGATGGCCTTCGCCGTCGCCTCGCCGATGCCCTGGAAGAAAAAGTCCCCCTGCTTGAGCATCGCATAGAGGCCTTGCTTGATCACGGCCTCGGCGTCGGTGCCAGAGCTGTACACGGAGTTGATGAAGCCGACGCGAAATCCCCCTGGCGTGACGGCGGCATTTACACCGCCAATTTGCGAACTCGTGAAGCCGAGCGTATCGACTAGGTTGTTGACGGCCGTCGCCAGCGCAGTGCCGAGATCGCGCGCGCCGCCGGCGTTGCCCCCGTTGTCGGCGCCGACGCCGAGGACGCCCGCACGGCCGCCGGGCGAGCCGAGCAGTGCGTTGGCGCCCGGTCCCACCGAGGTCTTTTTGGGGCCGAGCAAGCCGCCGCCGAGGGAGCCGAGCACCGAGCCGAGCAGGCCGCCGATGACGGTGCCGATGCCCGGGATGATCGAGCCGACGACCGCGCCGATCGTGCCGCCGATCGTGCCGCCGATCTGCGCGTTCTGAGCATTGAGCCCGGGGATCATTCCGGCAAGCGAGCCGACGCTGAAGCCGGTCGCCGCGCCGCCGATGGCGCCGCCGACCAGACCCTGGCCGCCGGGGATAGGCTGTCCGGCGCTGACCGCCGCGCGGGAGACCAGCTCTTGCTCGCCCGCCGTCCCTTGCAGTCCGCCGAACAGCGGGATGCCGAACAGCGTGGCGCCGCCCGAGAGGGTGGCGCCGAGCTTGAACAGCGGCGAGCCCTCGGCGCCGGCGACCGGGGTTGCAAGCCCGAGGCCGGCGAGCGCCGGATTGAGGACCCGCTGATTGAGGAGGCCGCCCGCGAAGCGCGTCACGGAGCGGCGCACGTCGGAGAAATTGAAGCTCGCGAAGCCGTCCTCGAACCCTTTCGTGATTATGCTGCCGATGTCGTCGCCAAAATTCTGCCAAGGCTTCAGCGCCTCCTTGGCGGCCTTCTCGTGCGCCTGGATCTGATCGGTGACCCATTTGTCGGTCGCTTGGCGCGAGATTTCGTCCTTCTCGGCCTGGTTCTTCTTCCAGATCGCCTCGGACACGCGCGCGTATTCCTGCTCGCCGATGACTTTGTCGGCCAGCAGCTTCTGAAACTTGTCTAGCTCCTGCGCGGATTGCACATCGATGCGCTGGAAGCGATCGTCCGTCGCCTTGCGCGCGGCTTCGTTCTCGCGCTTTTCGATCTCCTTCAGTGCCTGCTCGTGCGCGGCCACGCCCTTCTTGAGCACGTCCGGGTCGGTGAGGCGCCGCGTCACCTCCGGGGGACCGTCGTATTTATCGCCCTTCTTCGTATCGGCCTCGATCTTCTTGAGCACGGCGTCGCGGCGGCGCTGTAGCTCCTCGAGCTCACGCACGCCGGTCTCGGCCGCGGCGCTGATGTCCTTGTACGGCAGCTTGGCCAGACGGTTGCGCTCCGCGGATTCCCGAAGCGCATCGGCGGCCTTCCGCGCGGCCGCAATGTCCTCGTCGTAGCGTCCAACCTCGCTAAGCTGGGCGCGGCGAACGATCTCCTGGAAGGCTGCCGAGATCCCGGAGATCTTGAACATCACCTCCGCCATCTTGACGAAGACAGTCAGGATTTCATGCGCGATGATCTTAACGCCGAGCAGAACCGGCGATATCTCCGCGAAGGCGTTGCGGAGTTTCGTGCTGGTGAGGTTCTCGATCTCCCGGATGTGCTTGTTGGTTTCCGCCGCCGCCTTGAGCGGGCCTTCATCCATGACCACGCCGAGGCGCTCGGCGTTCTCGATCATCTTCCGGAGGCCCTCGGGGCCGTCCTTCAGCAGCGGCGCCAGTTCCGTGCCGCCGAACACGCGGCGCATGATCGTGAGCCGGTCGGCGCGGTCGAATTGCTGCAGGACGGCGGCGAGTTCCTTGAAGATTTCGAGCGTCGGCTTGACGTTGCCATTGGCATCGCGGACCTCGATGCCGAGCTGCTTGAACACCTCCTTGGCCTTGCCCATGCCAGCCGAGGCTTCGAACACCCGGGCCTGCAGGCTCTTCATGCCGTCACGGAACGTGGCGGTCTCGACGTTGAGGTTGCGCGCCGCGAACTCCAGCGCCTGCACCTCGCGCACCGAGCTGTCGAGCGACTTGGCAAACTTGAGCGTGTCCTCCGCCCACTGCGCCGCCTCCTTGGCGCGGTTGAAGAGGATCACGAAGCCGGCGGCCAGCGCCCCCACCGCGGCCGTGATGCCGCCAAACAGCAACGTCGACTGGCTGAGCAGCGGCGCCATGCCGCCGAGCTGGCCGGTGAGCGCGAGGATCGGCGACTTCAACTGGCCCAACGCCGCGGCCGTCGTCGCCGCGGCCTTGCCGAGCGCCGAGGTCTCGACCGCGGCCTTCTTGCTGGACGCCTCGAGGCGCCCGGCCATCGTCTCGCCTTCCTTCCCGACTGCGCGCAGCGCCGCGAGGACCTGTTCCTGGTCCTTGACGCTCAGCTTGATGTTGATCGCGCGTTCGGCCACGTCGCAAACCTGCGGTTTGCTTCAAAGCGAAGCGAAGGCGCTTCGCTCAAGCGGTAAATGCTGGCGACTCGCTCTCGCGAGTCGCCCTAAGCCGCGTCTTCATGCGGCGACGGCTTCAGTGCCTGGAACGCCGCCTCGAGCACAGCGAGGCTCTCCATCGTGCAGTTCACCTGGTCGAGCATTCCTCCCGCCTCGGGGAGGATTGCGCCGATCGGCCCCGACACGATGATGCCGGCGGCCATGCCGCCGATGCGGCCGGTCACCTCGCCCCCGCGGCACTGCGCCCAGAGCGCCACCAGCAGCCGGTCCTCATCGTCGATCAGGTGCATCGGGTGGACGCGCAGCGGCGCCCAGTCGGGAAAGCCAAGCGCCGGGCTCACCCAGCCGTCGACGGCGTTTCCGGCGGCGTCGAGGGGTGCGGGCTGCTCGGGAGTCCAGTGCTCGAAGCCGTCGAAGAGGTCGCGACCGGCGGCTTCCCACGCGGCAATGCGGAGCTTTTTTTTTCCGGCTCCGAGGGCGACATGGCATTCCAGATGGCGTCACCGACAGCACCAATGTCGGCGTCGGGCATCGCGTCCAGGAATTGCGCCGCAACGCGCCCGCCCGCGATGCGGAACAGGCCCGGGGTCAGCCAGTGCGACGGCTTCTCTGCCGCCTCCGACTCGTCTTCCGGCTTCGGCACCGCGCCGGTGAGGAACATCTCGGCCGCGATATAATTGTGGACCGCGCCATATTGGGCGTTGTCGGCGAAAAAATCGGCGAGCACGTCGTCGAGCCGCTCGCAGAGGTTCTCGATGCGGCTGTAATCCTCTTGCAGCGGCAGGAACGACGCGGCATCGCCCTCGAAGCGCGACAGCGTGGCCGGCATGTTCGCGATCGTGGCGCGGCCGGCGGCCACTTCGCGGATGAAGCGGAAGAGATCGGTCACGATCGGCCCCATCGCGGCCTCGATCCGGTTTCGCTCCGTGGCGAAGCCACGCACGATCTCCAGCAGGCGGTCACGCTCGGGAAGGTCGGTGGCGAACCTAAGCTCGATCACACGCATCACGCGGGCGATGATCGCCGCCGGCCCGTGCGCGCGACCGCCGGCGGCCCGCACCCGCCGCGCGAACTCGATCTTGTCGCGCTTGGTCGGAATGCGCAGCGAATAGATCGCGTCCGCGCCCTCGACCGAGAGCACGTCGTCCTTGGAGGCGAACTTCATGGGTTTCCTGCTGCCGCGCGCGGTTAGTAAAAATAGAGGAACGCGCCGGTATCGACGCCCTGGGCCTTGAACTGCATGTCCTCGTGGGTGAAGCCGCGCACGTCGCTGTCGCCCAGGTCGGTCACCATCAGGCTCGGCAGGATCACCGCGATGCGGCTGCCGGCGGCGGTGCCGAAGCGGACGCCGAAGCCGCGCGACGTCGGCGTGGTCAGCCAGTCGGAGAAAAGGTTGCGAACCGACAGCAGCTCGAGCCGGGGCGTGATGCCGCCCACGACGTTGCGGTTCACGATCTGCGCGGCGTCGAAGCCGTAGGTCGCGTCGGCGTTGTCGGGCAGCTCGATCGAATTGCCGAGATCGAAGCTGAAGGTGCCGAACTTCACCACCGCCACGCCCAGCACCGTTTGGGCCGCGTTGTAGACCGGCGGGTTGAGCGAGGCGTAGGTCACGGCGCCGGGGTCCGCGACGTTCGCCGGTGCCGAGGCCACGACGCCTTTCAACGTGGCCTCCAGCCGGAGCAATCCGTGCGGATCGAGCGAAATGCGGCCGGTACCACTGCACCCGATCGCGCGGCGGAGGCGCGCGTTGACCGAGGCCGACTGCTCCTTGTCCCAGACTCGGACGGTGACGGTTTCGAGGCCCTGGCTGGCCGGCGCGTAGCGTGAGCCGGCGGGGATGCTGTAGGTGCTGGTAGCGTCGGGGTTGACCGTCCAGGTACGCAGCACGGTCGCAACCTTGGTCGTGCCGTTGTAGGCGGTGATGAAGTTCCACTCGCCCGAGGCGGTACCACCCGTGAGCGTGATCGGCATGCCGCGGTAGAGGTTGTCGGTGGCGCTGGCACCCGCCGCCAGCGTGATCGAGTTGGCGCCGCCGGCCTGGGCCGTGCCGGTGACAGCCGCAGCCACGTCCGTGCGCGCGAAGCCGAGCGCCCTGAGGATAGGGTCATGCACCGGTACGGCGGTGCCAGGGTTGGTCGAGCCCCTGAGGTTGAGGCGCATGCTGATTTCGTAGGAGCCGGCGCCATACAGAGGATCGGACTTGTCGAGCCCATCCTGATGCTCGTTAGTGTCGACCGGCGCGAAGCTTTCCTTGATTCGAATGTCTTCGGCCTTGAACGCATCGGCGGCGACCGTGGGGGTGACTTCGGTGCCGGACGTCGTCTCGACCTTCGCGGCCATCACGCGCTGCTGCATCCGATACATCGGGTTGCTCCATCAAAGGGATTGGCGCGCTTCACAGCGGGCCCAGAATCAAAAGGGCCGCAGCGGGAACTGCGGCCCTCGACGAGGTGGGGTTAGAACCCGCTACTTTTCGGGCGGACTCTTGCTCTTCGTTGCGGCTTTGGGCGTGTCCTGGTTGCCGCCCTCGATCGTCTCGACGCCGCCGGTGCGGCGGCCGGAGTGCGGATCCACGGCGCCGGACTTGGGAGGCGGGACGGGTGTTTCGGTCTCGGGCATGGCGGGCTCCTTCTAGGGCGAGGACGTGAAGGCGCTGGTCTCCGACGTCGGATACTCGATGGTGAAATGGCTCGCGCACATGCCGATGGTCTCGGCGGCTTCTTCACCGGCAATAAAGTCGACCGCGGTTCGCGTCCCGGGGCGCACGCGGCGCACCGTCGCGTCCCACTGCGCGGGGTCCATCAGCGCGTCGTAGACTTTGCCGATGGCGTCGCTGAGGGCGTCGCCGGCGGTCTCGCCGCTGTCGTCGCCGGTAGCGCGCACCCAAATCGCGATGGCGATCGTCATCTCCCAAGGCTGTTCGCCGCTGTCCTGGGGCTCGGGCGCATCCTCGTCGCCGTCAAACAACGCCAACACTGGGATGCTGGGGCGAATATCGTTGGTGGGATTGCGCACCACCGTGTAGCCGCCGGTGATGGTCCCGAGCCGGGTCTTCACCCAGTCGAGCACCGTCTCCCGGACAGCGGTGGACATGGGCTAAAGACCCTTCTCTTGCAGTCGCGCCAGCAAACGCTCGCTGAGCATCGTATCGGCCTGGGCTTCGAGCCCCTCGAAACTGACCCGCTTCGGAATCTTGACGCTCGGCACGAGAAGTCCCAGCAGCTTGGCGCGCCCGCGGTTACCGAGCGGCTTCTCGACGAGCGCGAGCTTGCCGCCGAGCGTTTTGATAAGGGCGAGTTTCGGGTTGTTGCCGATCGCTTCGAGTGCGGCGCGGGCCTTGGCCTTGGCGCCCGGCGCCGGGTCGAGCGGCACGAACAGGAACTTGCCATCGCGCGCGCGGATCGTGGCGCCCGTCGCGAAGGCCAGGAGGATGTCGCGGTCGCCCTTCTTGCTCGACCATTTTGACCACACATAGCCGGCAGGTGGCTTACTTGGCTTGGCGTCGAAGGTCCGGCTGCGAATTACCGTCGGGAGCTTCCGGCTGCCCGGGAACCCCACGCGCACCAGCGCCCGCGCTCGCTCCTTGATGCGCGTCGTGGCGTCGTCGATCGCAAGGCTCACGGCGGCGCCGACGCCCGCGGTATCACGTTCGAGCGCCGGGATCAGACTCTCCTTGACGTCGGTGACGAGATTGATCTGCATGGCGCTCAGGACGTGACGGCGAGGGTGATGTCGTAGATCTGGCCGGTCGGATCGTCGGGATCGTCCTCGATCGCGCGGACGCGATAGGTGACGCCGGCGATCACGAACGTGCCGTTGACCACCGGCGCCGTCGTGAACACGGATTTGAGCACCCGAAGGGAGCGGCGCTTGACGACGACGAGCTCGCCGTCCGGCCCGCGCTCCTTGGGCGCCACTTGGTCGAAGATCACGTCGATCATCTGCGCGGCGCCGCCGCCGGGAGGGGTATAAGTCGCCGACGCCGCGAACTCGTTGGTGTCGAAGAAGGTTGCGAGATCGGCGGCGTCCTCGACGGCCATGACGCAAGCTCCGCTTGCTGACTCAGCGGACCGCACGCTCCGTTACGACCGGCCGCGCCTTCGCAGCCGCGACCGCCGCCGGATTCGCCTTTTCCTTGGCCTCCACTTCGGCCACGCCCTTCTTGCGCTTTGCGTCGCGCTCGAGGAAGTGTCGCTCTGCGAGCGTCCGGCCTTCGGCGTCGGCCCATCCGTCTTTTGCGAGAGCTTTGATCAGCTCCTCGTCGACGGTGATCGTCTCGCCCTTTTTGAACATGACGCCCGCACCTGCGAGCGCCACGGTGGCCAGAGGGAGCGCCTTCTTCTTGTCAGCCTCCCCCTCGGTCACCGGCTCGAGCATGTTTTGACGCCGGCGAATTTGATCGGGCGTTAGCTTGTACAGGCGCGCGCCCTTAGGCACGGCGGCGCCTCCCGGCGCTACCACGGTCAATGTGAGCATGATGGTTTCCTTGACAGTTGGAGAAGTGCAGCGAGCCGCACTATGGCGTCAACTACTCGACCGGCATGTCGGCTTAGATCTGCGGCCACGCATAAAAGGATGACACTCCCGCCAGCCCTGCAGCCCGAAGAAAGATGATGTATAAGTATCGGCGAGAACGAGGAGGCGGCGGCCGCTCACGTTCCGGCTTTGAAAGAGGATTTGATGAGTTACATCAATCGTGTGCTGCAAGCCGGAGAAACCATCAAGCACAAGAGTCGGCCGCATTGGTATGTCTATTTGCCGGGTTGGCTGATCCTCTTAATCGGCATCATCGGGTTAGTTGCACTGCCGCGTGACGTTGCCAAGGGCCTCTACCTCTACGGATCTTTGGCGATCATCGTGATCGCCCTCGCGGTGCTGGCGGTCGCGTGGATCAAGCGCCACACCACCGAAATCGCGGTCACTAACAAGCGCCTGATCTACAAGGAGGGCTTCATCTCTCGCCGGACCATGGAAATGAACATGGATAAGATCGAGAGCGTCGACGTAAATCAAACGATTCTCGGGCGCATTTTCGACTACGGTACCATTCTTGTCCGGGGCACTGGCTCCGGTCTCGAGCCATTGAAAGGTATCGACGCGCCGATTGAACTGCGCAACGCCGTCATGGCGTCGGCATCGCCGTCACTGGCTGCAGCAAAACCGGTTAAGCCTCCGCCCCCCTAAAGCGGCTGCGCTAAGTCCGCTCGCCCAATCCACTCAGATCATCGTGACGTACACCGCGCCTTGCCAGGGGCCGAAGCCGACGTACTACAGTTCTTGCCCGTGCGGATGAGGCGATCGAACAGATGCGAACCGCGCTTGTCCGCTGCGGGTCAAAAACGACTGTCCCACGATGTCCGCAGAGAAAAGATCGGCCCCGCCCATTTCTGAGCGGGGCCGTTATCTGTTTAGGTTCGTGCGTTTAGACGGCGTAGAAGCCGATGCGTACCCAGCCGGTGCACGAAGATTTTGTGGACACTGAAAACGGGCCAACTCCGACCTTCGTCTGCGAGCATGCCTGGATGTAGATGTCGTACTTCTGGCCCGGCGTGCCGCGGAGGCCGAACGGCTCACTCAGGTTCGTGCCCGGGCGGGTGCGCATTTCCCGCTGCAAGAGCCGGCCACCCGGCTCTTGGAAGCGAATGTTATAGTGCGTCACCGCGCTGCCGCTGAAAGTCAACCTGAATGCGGTAAGCCCGTCAGAGCGGTGCCCCGTTTCCTTATTGAAGCAGATAGCCCCGGCGCAGGTCGTCTTCGTCGCCGCTTCCGCTGTGGCGGCGAAGCCACCCAGCGAAATGGCAATGGCCAAGGGCGCGAGCACGCGCGAGATCATCGAAGTGCGGGTCATTGTGGGTTCCTCTCAGGTGTGGCGATGCATTGACCCGACAGTTGTAGCCCAATCGTGGTGAACCGAAGCTGAAGTGATGGCCGGGCTGAGGCCTAGCGATGTAGCCTCGTTGTGACCGTCGTCACACCTTCCAGCGCCCGGGGAGGGTGACGGGCCGTCCAGCCCGCTTAAGTCATCGTAACGTACACCGCGCCCTGCCACCGGCCGTATCCGACGTTACGCCAGGTATCGACGCCGATCTGGATCGCGTCATTGTCGAATGCGTATTCGGAGTTCTCGTCCTTGACCTTCGTGATGATGCCCTGCTCCTCCTGACGGATGAACGCCTTGACCGAGCCGTCGGCGCGGAAGATAGCGAACGAGTCCGTCCAAGTGAGGCGCGGATTCGCGAGCGGGCGGACGCGGAAGTTGTTCTGCGCTGCAAGCGGGTTGGTATCGTTGCCGTCAATCACTTGGTTGAAGCACGCGGCGGCGGCAACGTTGAACAGCGGCACCGGCACGGTGACGATGAACTGCTGCGCACCTTCGTTCAGAGGTTCGCCGCGGTCGTCCTTGAAGCCGTAGATCGACTGCACGCCCTGCATGATGCTGAGCGCCATCTCGGCCACGCTCGGCGCCGTCACGCTGCCGTGGTTGGTCACGGCCAGCGTTGAGATGTCGACGCTGATGTCGTTGCTCTGCGATCCCGATTCGCCCTCGCTGTGATCTGTGTCGAAGAAATATTGCCCGTCGTAACAGGCGCTCGACGGGCCGTTCAGCATGAGCGTCGAGAGCAGCGAGGCCCAGTGCGTGTTGGCACGGGCGGCGAACTCGTCGACACGGACCAAGATCTGCCCTGTCTTGTCGCGCCGGAGATCCTTGAGCATGATCTCGAGCGTGCCTTCATAGTGCTTGTTCTCGATCGTGATCCCGGAAACGTTGAAGCCCTTCGCGTGGCGGCCACCGACCCACTCGCGGAGAGCAGGCGGCATGCCGAGCCACTTGTAGGTCTCGGATTCCTGGTCGGACGTGAAGTAATTCGAGATGGCGTCGATCCACTCCATTCCGGGCTTGGCTTCGAGCCGCTCGTAATAGCGGCCGACGATGGCCCGCGACGAGAGTTCGGCGAGAGACATAAGGAGGCTCCATCGATGGGGAGGCCGGCGTCGTCACGACGCGGGCGAGTGCCTTGCCCAAGGGCATTTGACGGCGCGCCGTCCCGGATGGAGCGGCGAATAAAAAGGGCCGCCAAACGCTCTCGCGTTCGCACGGCCTCGGTCCTGTCTTCGGGAAGCTGGCTCTAGGCCTGGCGGGCCCAGATGCCGCGCAGCTCCTGCACCGCGTAGCCATCGGCGTCGTTGCCGCCGAGGACCACGTAATCGCCGCGGCGGGCCGTGGCCTTGGTGTTGAGCAGATCCTTGTCGTCGGCGCCGGTGATGTCCGGGCCGAGGATCATGTCCGCGGCCGCCGGGCTGATCGTGACCAGGACCGCGCCGAAGGCGCCGCCGTTGACGACCATGAAGCCATCGAGGCCGGTCGCAATCACAGGCAGGGTGATGGTGAAGGCGTCGGTATCGACCCAGAACAGCTTGCCGCTGTCCTCGGCATCGAGCGTCTTGTTGGCCGAGAGCGTCTCGCGGACGGTACGGGCACCATAAGGGTCGCGGTAGTTAAGTGCGTCGAACGAGACGATCACGACGCCTGTGGAGACGAATCGGTGCACGAAGCCGATGAATACTGCGCCCACGGGATTGAACACGAACGTGTCGTCGTCGGTGGCATAGACCGGTTGGCCGATATCGGTGATGACCGCGCCCGACACAGAGAGCTGGATTTTGCCACTCTCGCGTACGCGAATGTTCTTGGCGGCGGCAGCGCCGGCGCTGTTATCGCAACGCTCTTCGGCAAAACCTGCGAAACGATCCGCTGCGTTGAGAGGGCGCGCGTGGCCGGAGCCATCAACGACACCTACGGCGGCATGCTGGTAGACGATATCGGCCGCGATGACCGGAATCTCATTCCGATTGCCACCCTCGATCGGGCGGATTTTGTCGGCAGCGAGAGTCGTCATGGTTCACTCCATTCTAAGGAAGGGCGGCGCTTCACAGCGCTGCTCGGAAGCTAAATTACGCGGCCTTCTGCTCGTCCTTGCCGCTGCGGAAGATTCTGACCTTCCCCTCGCGCGTGGCCCTGGCCCAGGCCACGTAACCGGCCTCGGTGCGGAATTCCTTCTGCAGATCCGTCGAGGCCGCATACGCTTTCTTGGCCGCATCGTCCGTCTCTGGGATCGCTGAGAGAGCGGGCTTGGGCTTGGCATCGGCGGCGGGCACCTGCGGCTGCGGCGCCGGAAGTGCCGCCGTAGCGGCGCGGCGGACGTCGAGATGGGCGGCGCCCTTGGCCTTCTCGGCGCTGCTCTGTGCCAGCGCGAAATCCCCCGGGCTCTTGCCCTCCTTGACGAACTGTTGCGCCAGCGCCTCATGGCCGGGGATCGTGGCGTCCTGGATCGCGACGATGCGCGCGCATTCCGCCTCGCGGGCTTCCCTGCGGATCGCATCGATGTCGAGGGCGGCGGGCGCGGGGTTGGTCGGAGCAGCCGTTGCGCCGCCCTGGTCGTTTGGCTTGGTCATATTGGTCTCCGTGATGTTCGGGCCTTCGGACGAAAGCCCGCACTTGCGGGCGTCAGCGCCGGCGTCCGAGGCCGTGGATGGGGCGGCCGGCAAATCGAATTCGGGGTAGAGCGGGGAATCGGGGTTCGCCGGGCTGAGGGCGACGTCCGCGGCCATTTCGGCGGCGCTGAAGCGGGCGACACCGAGATCGCCGGGCGTCATTACGACGGCGGTGGTCTGCACAGCTGTCCGCACATATCCAGCGCGCGTGGTTATACCCGGCACGCCCGGGGCCCGACGCAGTTCATGCGCCCGCGCCATCGCTTGTTCGAACGTGCCGATGCCGTCTGCCATGCCGGCGGCCACGGCCTTGCCGGCGATCATGATTCCGCCGCGGCCGAAGTCGGCGCGCACGGCGTCGGCGTCGACGCCGCGGCCCGCCGCGACGCTGCTGACGAACAGGTCCTCTAGGTCGTCCAATTCAGTCTTGAGCGCGGCAATGCCCTCGTCGGTCTCTGGGTCTGGGAGCTTCAACGGAGCACCCGACGAGACGATGTCGAACGTCATCTCGCCGGCGGTGTCGGCCTCGATCTGCTTGCTCACCGCGACGCGGACGCCGATGCTGCCGAGCTCGGCCGAGCGGTCGGCGATGATGGCCTGCGAGGCGGCGGCGATCCAGTAGGCCGCCGATGCCGCCATGCCGGCGACGTAAGTCACAACGGGCTTCCGCGCGGCCGCGACGCGCGCCGCGAAGTCGTCGATGCCGGTCACCACGCCGCCGGGCGAATCCACGTCGAGCAGGATCGCCTTCACCGCCGGATCGGCCTCGGCGCGGGCAAAGTCGGCTTTCAACGCCGAGATGGCGGTGGCGCCGCTCATTTCGGTCATCATGTTGGCGCGCGGGAAGATGGGCCCGGTCACCGGAAGGACCGCCACGCCGTCGACAAGCTGTGCCATGCGATAGCCCTGGCTGGGCTCGGCCTCGCCGCGCTTGGCGCGCGTGCTGTATTGGGGCCATTCGGATTTCGGGATGGCAGGGCCGCGCGAGGCGACGCGGAGGATAGTGTGGAGCACCTCGGGAATGATGGCCCACTTCGCGCCGACGATCTTGTCGATCAGGCTCATGCGTCGTCCCCTTGCGTGGCGCCGGGCGTGGGATCGGGCGGCGTCGCGGCGGGATCGGCTGGGCTTGCCTGGCTCGTTGATGCTCCGCGCATGCCGGCGCCGCGCACCATCGCTTCCTCGCGGCGGCGCTGCGGGAACTGCCGCTCCCAATCGTCGCCGCTGATGGCGGCCGTTTCCTTGCTGTAGGTCGAAAGCGTCGCCTCGATCTTCTTGATTGCGGCGTCGGTTTCCTTGACCGGGTCGATCTGGCCGGGCGCTGGACCGATCCAGGCGGCGCCGCACCAGGCGGCGCGGACGAGTGGGTCGCCGAAGAAGCCGGGCGCTGCGATAAGCCCGCGCGCCACGGCTTCCGCCAGCACGGCCTCGTAGCTCGGCTGGCAGAACGTCGAGACGAGCCAGGCACGGCGCGCGCGGAAGGCGCGCCACGCTTCCAAAAGCGCCGCCCGCGCCGCCGCATAGCTCGCCGTGAAGTGCTTGATCAGGATTTCGTAGGGCAGCTCAAGCGCCACGCCAATCTGGCGGCAAACGGAGAGGAAGAAAGGGTCGAAGTTCTCGTTCGGGCGGCCGGGCGTCGCCGTCGAGATATCGTCGCCCTCGCGCATGGTGACGAGGGTCGCCTTCTGGATATCGACGTCCTTGTAGAAGTCGCTGGCTGAGGTCGTGTTGGCGTTCGTGCTGTTCTGCGGCAGAACGGCGGGTGCTGCGCTTTTGACGAAGACCGCGAAGCATGCGGACATTACCGCGGCGTCAAGCTCGGCCTCGGCGTAGTTACTGAGCTGCTTCAGCGCCTCGACAACCGGTGCCAGATAGGGCTCGCCGCGGCGCTGCCCGATGCGCGCGCGCTCGAATATATGAAGGATCAGCGGCGAGCCGTCGTCGGCACGCGCCGCGTAGGCTTGCCATTCGGACGAAACGCTGCCCAACACCGCGTCGCCCGGGTGCCGGTTGCAGATGTGGTAGCGAGTCGGTCGGCCCGCGTCGTCGATCTCGACGCCGCCCGCGAGCTTGATGGAGTCGGCTTTGTTACTCGGATTGGAGAGGCGATCCGCCTCGATTACGTCGAGCGTGGTTTCGAAGACGCGGCCGTTGCCCTGCCGCATGCGGAGCGCCGCAAGGCAGTCCCCGCTTTCAAGCACGGCGCGAAACACGAGCCCTTGGAGGGCGTCGAAATCTTGCACGCCCGTTAAATCGCATTCGTTGGCCCGGCACCAGAATCGGAAGAGCTGTTCCGCGCGATTTTCCCAGGCGTCGGCCTCGGTGTCGCTCAGTTTCAGGACGGCGCGATCGATCTGGGACTTGAGCTTCAGGCCCGGCCCCACGACGCTGGTAACGTTCGTGCGGATGGCGCCCCGCGCGAGCGGGTTGTTGCGGACGAGGTCACGGCTGCGCTCGCGAAGCTCCGCGAGATCGCCGAGCAAGTCCGCGTCGGCACTCCCGCCGCCGGGTTTCCAATTCTGTGTGCCGCTGCGATCGCGGCGGGCCCCGCTGTAGCCGCCCTGCAAGGCGAGCGCACGGCGCGCCATGTACCGCCGCAAGCCATATTGCGGGAAGACGGCAGCGATCGCCCGGTCGAGCCGCGTCGGCGCCGGGGGTTTCGAGCGGAGGTCCATTGCGATCAGCCGACGATGCCGCGATAGAAGCCGAACCCGCTGCCGGTCGTGGCCTCGTTGCTGAGGCGGATCACCTCCGCATTCCAGAATTCGATGCTGCGCTTGATCTCGGCGGCATCGGCGCGCGTAAGCTTGCGGCCCGCGATCTCGTAGCTCTGATTGGCCGCCGTCTTCAACGAAGCCGCAAGCCACGCGTCGAGCTGCGCCTGCGCTTGGGCGAGCGTGATACCGGCCATATGTCAGGTGTCCTCGTTCAGCGGCGGCGCCGCTGCACCACGGTCGCGCGGTTCTGTTCGGATTTCGCCGGCGATAGCGGCCTTGCTGCCGGCGTCGCGATCGGTTCCGGAAATGCCGGAACCATGGCCCACGGCGCGATCTTCTCGATCCAGCCCGTGCCGGTATCGGTGCCGGCGTGCCGGAGCAGCGCCGCGTAGTTGTAAACCAACAGGTCCAGCGTCTCGTTGCGGCGACCGTGCTCTATCTCCCAGAGATTGTTGCGCCGGCGCTCCGCCACCATCTCGGCGACATGCGCCTCGTCCATATTGCTCGGCAGATGCACGTATCCCGGACCCGGTTCGGCGCGATGGAGTCGATGGCTGATCGAATCCTTGATCCGGTTCACGTTCGGAATGAACAGCGCCGCCTCGGGCAGGCCCTTCAGCTGCCGCTTCGCGTCGATTGTCGGCGGCGGTAGCGTGCGGGCAGTCGGGCGATTGCCGCCCTTGACCAGCATGAGACTCGTCGCCGGGACGCCCCGCTGGAGCGCGCGATAGAAGAATTTGTAGGCGTTGTCGGTGACGCCATCGAGGCCGCCAGTATCGATGGCGACATTCAGGATCGGCACGCGGATCGAGGGGAAGCCCTTCAACGCGCAAGCGCGACGTACCACACGCTCAATGAGGCAGTCCCAGTGCTCCGAATAGCGCGCCGGCTCCACGAGCTGGTCGCCCACGGCCTCGATGTCGAAACGGTCGATGATCCAGGACTCGAGTCCGTCGCCCCAACCCATCACGAGTACTGCGAAGCGCCGCGCCTGCACGTCGACGGCGGCCGTCAAGACGGCGCAGCCTTCCGGAATCTCGCCCTTCGCATAGTCGCTCGCGGCGACGCGAGCCATCAGCGCCTGCGGCGCCAGCGGCTCGGCGGCACCGACGCGCGAGGAATAATTCTTCCCCGCCTTGGTGTTGAAGAACCCTTTGAGCTCTTCCTCGTCCTGCGTGCGCTCGAACGTGATCTCAGCCTGGCGATGGTGTTCCGCGAGCCGCGGCCATGAGGCAAAGCCCATAAGCCCGTCGACGCGGAACGATGCGATCGAACCGTCCCTCAGCTCGCCATGCACGACGCCGTATGCATCGATCGATTGCTCGGCGCCGACCCAGGCGCCGGCCCGCATCAGCGCAGGCTTGTCGGCGCCGTCATGCGGGCATTCGCACCACGGGCAGACGACCCTGGCCGTGTACGCCGCGTCCTCGGGCGTGCCTTTCAAGTCGAAGCGAAACACCTTCTCGTAATCGAGCGCGAAGAAGCTTCGGCAGCGCTTGCACGGTACATGCCAGCGCTCGTCCGTGCCGCGCGCCACCAGCGCCTCGATGCCGCGATCCTCGCCACGCGCGGGCGAGGAGTTCACGAGCGTCATCTCGACGCCCTCGAAGGTCGTCTGACGTCCGGATGTGAGCACCAGCGCATTGCCTTCGCCATCGATGTCCTCGGGCACCACGTCGTAATCGTCGATGCGAACGCGCGGGTAGGGACGCGCCCGGAGCAGCGATGCCACGGGCCAGATGAGGTCGAAGATGCAGCCCTTGAATTGCTTTGAATAGATCGTGTCGCCGCCATGGCCGGGGACGACGCGCGCCGCGATTTCGCGCGACGCGGCAATCACCCGGTCGATCTGCTGCACGCTATAGCGCCGGGCGCCATCCTTGTCCGGCATCAGCATTAGCATGTCTGCCGGCGAGACGATCGGCGTGTACGCGAAGAGCCAAGCGTTGCCGATCGTGCTCTTGGCCGACTGGCTTGGTCCCATCACCGCCACGAGGACATACCCCGAGTCGGCCGAGAGACACTCCATCGGGCGCCGAAGATACGGAACCCGGTCGAAGGTGAACGGACCGCTATAGCCGCCGCCCGGATTGTCGAGCATGAGATAGCGCGTGGCTGCCTCGGCGACGCTGATCCGCTCAGCGGGCCGCAGATTGTCGTAGAGGGCTCGGCGCAGGGCTGCCCGGTCGGCGTAGAGAAAGCGTTCAGTTCGGTCCGCCGCTTGCTCCATTGCCGCCAGCTTTGCTGCCGAATTTATCGGCGAGCGTGCTCAGCCGCCGTTCCATCGCCTCCTGCATCACGCGCTGAGTCTCGGCCGAGAGTCCCAGGAGCTTTGCCATCTCCGCCGGGTAGTGACTCAAGCTCGTACGGAACGCGACGATGTCGCTCTCAAGCTCGGCCCGGAGCGGGCCCACCTCGACCAGTTCGCCGCGCTCCTTGCGGAGGCGATCGGCCAGGAGGGCTGTTTCGAGCGTCGTCTTCCGTTGTGAGATCGAAAGCCCGCCCGGCTCCGCATTGCGCGAAAGAACACCGGGGCGGACACCGTCGCGCTCGCGGCCGGGCAGGATCTGATCACCCCGCGTCTTTGGCCGCTCCCGGATGTACTGAGTCCACCACGCCCGCGCCGCGGCAAGATCGAACAGCCAGTCGTTGCCCTTGCTGCCGCGCCTGGCGACGGGGAAGTTGGCATTGTCGCGAATCGCCTTCCTGAGCGTCGGCACCGACGCGTTCAGGGCGGTGGCGAGTGCTCCGAGGTTGACCGGCTTTGTCACGAGGTCCGCTGGCTTTTGCAAACATTCGACAAACTAGGAATCCACGCATGTGCCGCGCCCTTTTGGCCGCATTGGCACTGGGATCGCCAGGAGGACCCTTTGACCCTGTGCGATCACTTGATGACGCGCCGGCGTTGATCAAAGCAACTTCATGATCGGCATATCGACTTGGCTTCGCCTGCCGACAGAGCGCTTCTGCGGTACCGAGGCCGCGATGGTCGCGGCCCCGAACGCCCAGGAGATCCCCATGGCGAAATCCAGCAAGCCAACGACCCGGAAGCCGCGCGCCGCGAAGGCGCCGGCCGCCAAAACCCAGCCCCGCACCCGTGCCGACAGCAAGCAAGCGCAGCTCGTCGAGATGCTCAAGCGCACCCAGGGCGCCAGCCTCGACGAGATCGCCAAAGCCTTCGACTGGCAGGCGCACACCGTGCGCGGCGCCATCGCTGGCGCCCTCAAGAAGAAGCTCGGCCTCGACGTGACCTCCGAGAAGGTCGAGGGCCGCGGGCGGGTCTATCGCATCGCCGCCTGAGCGTCATCGAACGGCTGGCCGGTGGCCGCGAGCGTCGCGCGGCCACCGGTCAATTCTTGCCAGCGGGCGACGATCACATCGACATACTTAGGATCGAGTTCGAGCAGCCGCGCCCGACGCCCTGCGCGCTCGGCGGCGATCATCGTGGTGCCGGAGCCGCCGAAGGGATCGAGCACGATGTCTCGGCTCTTCGACGAGTTGCGTATCGCCCGCTCGACCAACGCCACGGGCTTCATGGTTGGGTGCAGATCGTTCTTCGTGGGCTTGTCGACGAACCAGACATCGCCCTGATCACGAGCGCCGCACCAGAAGTGGTCGGCGCCATCTTTCCAGCCGTAGAGGATCGGCTCGTACTGGCGCTGATAGTCGGCGCGGCCAAGGGTGAAGGTGTTCTTCGCCCACACGATGAAGGTCGACCAGTGCCCGCCCGCCTCGCGGAACGCCTTCTGCAATCTGTCTAGCTCCGACGACGACATGCAGATGTACACGGCGCCCTTGGTAACGGTTAGAACGTTCAGGCAGGCGTCGTAAAGCAGCGCGCCGAATCCTTCGCCCAGGGCGTCGTTGAGGATTGGCCGGTTCTTGCCCTGCCGCTTGTCCTTCGCCGAGTTGGCGTAGTTCACGTTGTAGGGCGGATCGGTGAAAGTCATGTCGGCCAGCTCGCCGTCCAAGCACGTCTCGACATCCGCCAGAACGGTGGCGTCGCCGCACAGCACCCGGTGCTCGCCGCAGATCCAGAGATCGCCGGGGCGGCTGACCGGGTCGGCCGGTGGCGCCGGCGCTTCGTCGGCATCGTCAGCTTCGTCGAGCGTGCCGGCCAGCAAGCGATCGAGGTCGGATTCATCGAAACCAAGAAGCGCAAGATCCACATCATCATCCTTGAGCGCGGCAATCTCGGCCGCCAGCACTTCTTCATCCCAGCCGGCATTCTCCGCGATCCGATTGTCGGCGATCATCAACGCCCGCCGCTGAGTCGGCGTCAGGTGCCCGAGAACGATGACCGGTGCCTCGGTCAGGCCGAGCTTGCGTGCGGCGAGCACCCGGCCGTGGCCAGCCACGATCACGCCATCGTCGCCGACCAGTACGGGATTGACGAAACCGAACTCCGCGATCGATCCAGCGATCTGCGCGACCTGATTATCCGAGTGGGTCCGGGCGTTGCGCGCATGCGGGATCAAGCGGTCGAGCGGCCACCGCTCCACCGTCTCCGAAAACTGCAGTGTCATGGTTCCTTTGATCGGCCCGGTAGCGGGGTCTGCAAGCGACGCGCATCGCCCGAGCATGCCGCGGAAGCTAGCCAAATCTGCCGAATCTGTCTTGTTCAAAAGTGTCTGCACGACACTTTTCTATTCGCTACTCAAGCGTTCGCCGAGCGAGCGAGCGCAATTACGCTTCGTTTCGATGCGTTGCGGGGAAGCCGCCGTCCGTTAAGCCGCCATGCGATGAGACAGAGCGCATAAAGCCAGTGCTCATGGGCGGCGGCGCGGGCGAGACCAACGGTGCAGCACACCGTTTTCCAACGCCGGCCCGATGCACGCAGCCAGACGATTCTCACATCGTCCGGTTCGAGCCAATTCAACCACTCCATGACCTCGTCCATCCGCGTGATCGACGCCGCCGACGGCGGCGGCAACGGCATTTCGCGCGGCTCCTGCCCGACGAGATCGGCGAACTCGTAGATGTAGCGCGGCCACAGCGTGTAATAGCCCGGCACCTTCACGGAGGGCATCCGCTTCAAAACGGAGGCGGCCTCGTCCAGCCGCTCTTCGACCATCAACACCGTCCATTGCCCGTCAGCCATGGCGCACCCTTTCCGCGGCACGCTTGCCGTAGAGCTTCGTGCCAAGCTGCCGGATGAGGTCACGCTCGGGCCAAGTAAGTCGCGGATCGGTGTCGCTCACCACCAAGACGCCCTCGCCGCGCCAGCCTTCGCGTTTGATCTCTTCCGGCGATCGTCGCTCACCGCCATAGCCGCGCGGGAGCCACCTCATTGCAGTTTCTCCCGCGTCAGCACATCGGCGAGCGCACCAATGATCGAAGCGGGCGTCCCTCCGTCGCCGAGCCGCCCCATGGTCGACGCCAATGCCATTGGCTCGACGCCGTGCTGCAATAGCAACGACAGGGCGATGCAGGCGTCGTCGAGGATGCCGTCCATGTTCGAGCCCACCTTGGCGCCGTGGGCGAACACTTCGCCGAGCCAGGCGTCGGCGGGATCGAACCCGAGCGACACCGCGTAAGCGCGGCCGTCGTGGATCAGCTCGGCCGTGATGCCGGGGCGACGATCCGGGAGACGACGCCGGCTCATCGCACCACATCCCGCAGCATCGCCGAGTAGCCGACCACGTCCACCAGTGAGTCGAGGTGCTTGGGATCGCGTGCGAGCCGGGTGAGCTTGAGATCGATCAAGCACAGCACGACTTGCGCTGCATTCACCGGTACGCCGAGCGTCAGCGACCATCGCTTCGCCACCGCGTTCATCGCGTCGCTCGGCTCGCCATAGGTATCGCGCCGGTTGGCGATGACGCCGGCGGCGTGCTTGAGGAGCATGTCCCCGTTCATTGAACGCCTCCGCCCGTCTCGATCGCCCAAAGCAGGATGGCGATGGCGTCGGCCTCGTTGTCGTCGACCGGCCGGTAGCCGCGGGCCTTCACGGCCGCGATGACCGCTTCCTTATCGGCATTGCCCTTGCCGGTGATGAAACGCTTGATCGTCCCGACGGGAACGCCCTGATAGGCGACATGATGCTGCTCGCACCAGGCTGTCAGGGTCGCGAGAAAGCCGCCGTAAATGTGCGAGCTGTCGGTGCTCGCGTGGCGCCGAACCTCCTCAAAGTGGACGGCGGACACGCCGTTCGCATCGGCGACCAGCTGCTCAAGCCAACTCCGAAACCGCAGATACCGCATGCCGCCGCCGTCGTAGCGGCTTGGGCGGAACGACATCGTGCCGCTGACGATGCGCTCATCGGGCGTGCAAATCGCCCAGCCGGTGCTCGTGCCGAGATCGAGAGCAAGGAGCGGCAACCGTGCGCGGGCGAGCGATCCTGCGGCAGGGATAACGGGCGGCTTCGTCGGCGCCGCCGCGAGATTGGCATTCATGTTGAAGACTCACGAGGAGTGGGCCTTCGGCTTCGGTCACCGGCGGTTCTAGGACCGACAACCTGTTGGCGCAATCATCGTCGCGGGTTCATCGTACTCTCGCGTATTGCTGCGCAAAGTGTCTGAGCCGCAACGAGGTTGGTGACCACGAAAATTCTCGCGAGATCAACGCTTTGCTCGTCTGGTCACCAACCTTTTTGGTCACCAACGGGTCCAACACTCTCTCTCCCTAAGGGACATATATGATTCGGTTACGATCGTGCCAAAACCCATTCTTCACACATATGTTTACAGGGGGTTGGTGACCACAAAAGGTTGGTGACCAATGGACCTAATTTGATGAATCGATTGAGCAATTTTGGTCACCAACCTGTCTTGAGAGGTTGGTGACCAGGTTGGTGACCACGCAGACTTGGACGTGCGCGGTGGCCCAAACAAAAAGGGGCGCCCCGGGAGGCGCCCCATCACCGCGAAGGCATCGATTGATCAGTTTATCGGCTATAGCGCCACTCGCGCACACCGTCGCTTCGGCTGCCAATTCGTGCCTGGTAGCGATGCCAGTTTCGCGCTTTGAGATAGGCGGTCACCCGCATCTGGTCGGCACGTGACCATCGACCCGTTTCGATGCCGAGTGCACCCTCCAAGATCTCGCCCACGGACACGTCCACCACCGGCGACGTCCGCTCGACTTCCTCGTCGCGCCAGTCGTCGTATCCCGTATAGCCGTGATTGACCCGCTGCCGCTCGAAGTTGAGCCAGCGGTCGATGCGCGCGTCCCAGGCATCGGCGTGATAGCGCGCCTCCTGCTCGGCGTTGGCGGCGGCGATCAGCGCCGGGTCCTCGAGCCACCAAACGGCACCGTCTCGATGGCGATGCACGGCCTCGGCCCAGAGCTGATCGCGATCGCGGCGGAGGGCGTCGAGATCGATCACGCCACAGCGCACCGGCCAGAAGCGGCGATTGCCGGTTTCATCGCGGAGGTACGTATCGGGATTGACGCTACCGGCGAAGACGCACTGGCGCGGCACTTCGATCACATAGCGCTCATAAGGCGGGCGATAGCGGTCGACGGTGCGAGTGAGGAACGCCTTGATGCGAGAAACTTCGGCGCGGCCGATGGCGTCGAGTTCGGCGATTTCGATGATCCAGATGCCGCGCATTTGCTGGGCAGCGTCCTTGCTGCCGATTTCAGCGAGCTCATCGGTGAACCAACGCTCGCCGGCGAGCAGCTTGAGGGCGGTGGACTTCTTCGCACCCTGCGGGCCTTCAAGGATGAGCATGTGATCGACCTTCACGCCTGGCCGCATGATGCGGGCGACGGCCGAGATCATCCACAGAGAGCCGAAGGCGCGGTTAAGCGGCGTGTCCGTGGCACCGAGATAGGCAATGGTCCATTGTTCCAGCCGCGGGTTCTTGTCCCAAACGAGGTTTGACAGGTAATCGCGCACCGGATGCACGCGGATGTCGCGCGCGATTGCATTCGCGCAGCGGCTTACCACGGCGGGCGCGACATTGATTTCGTGCCGTTGAAGCCACTCGGCGCAGCGGACGTCGTCGGCATCGGTCCAGGACCGCGGCACCGTCGAATCCGTTTCATCCCAAGGCAGCCGCCGATTGACGACGACCTCGCAGCGGAACTCATCAAACACGAGGGTGCCCGCAAAGTCGGCGTCGTTGCCGAGTGCGGTAAGAACATTCGCTTCGTTGCGCTCTGGCGTGCCGGCAAGGTCGAGACGCAGCTGGTTCGCCCAGGGAGGGCGATTGGCGCGGTGGTGAATGTCGCCCGTGCCATTCAACCGGCGGCGCAATTCGCCGATTTGTTTTTGCAGAATGGCGACGGAGATTCCGGTGGCCGACTTAATCGTGGCAAGGACTTGGCGCTCGGGCAGCGGCTCCAGGCGGGCCTGGACGAGCTGACCAAGCACACGGCCGAGCGCCGTCAGATCAGGCGGGTTGGTAAGAGCCCGCGCGGCGGCTTCGAATTCGGTCACACTGATCAGCGGCGAACGAGCGGTCGGAGTGGTGGCTGGCTGCGGCTCGTAGTCCGCTGCCTTCGCGCCGTGGCGGAGATCGTCGTTAAAATCATCGCCATGCTTCGGCGAGACGATCGCGTAGGCGATGCCGGCGTTGCCTAGCCGCTCGCCCAGCGCCGTGGCGGCTTCTCTGCCCGCCGTGCCGGCATCGGCGAATATCGTCACACGGCGTATGCCCTCCGGCCACTGCCAGCGGCGCAAGCCGTCGGCGGAGAGCGCTGACCACGTCGGCACGCCAAAAATTGCGCTCGCCGCTAATGCGGTCTCGATGCCTTCGGTGATGCCGAGATGACCATCCTCGCCGATGGGCGCGAGACGGACCGATCCGCCGGCGACGGGGCCCAGCATCTTCTTGCCGGGCGGCGCCTTTGCCGATCCGTCTTCGAGCAAATAGGTGCGGTGGATGCCGCCGGTGGGCTCGCCCGTGCCATCGTGAATCCGCGCCACCATGCCGGGCCAGCCGCGGCGACTCTCGAAGTCGGCAAGGTCCGTATTGAACGTCAGGTCGGGACTGGCGGGATCGCGAAGTCCGCGGCTCTGGAGATAAATTTCCGCGACCGTGCCGGCCAATGGCAGGCAACCATAGAGAATGCGGGCGACTTCGAGAGCGTGGTCCGGTTTGGAAAGCGATGCTATCCGCGGCGGTGCGGGGCGATCCAGTTGCGCGAGGCGCGCCGCCTCGTCGAACAGCGCGCTGTCCTGAAGACCGGTCGCGTGATGGATGAGATCGATTGGTCCGGCGCTCTCGCCGGTCGCGTGATCGTAACCCCAGCCGCTACGCGGTCCCCGCAAGTGGATGATGCAGGAGCCTTCCTTCCGCGGCGGGCGGCCGGATAGATCCGCGCAACGCAGCGTCCGCCGGTCGGAGGACACGCGTGCTTGCGGAAACAGCGACGGCAGCCAATCGGCTGCCGTTGCGGAGAGGCGCTCGCGCACCGCGTCGAGATCGTACCGGACGGGTGGCTGCCAGACGTCGTTGAGATCGATCACGACAGGATCACCAGCCCTCTCTCGGCGCGGGTGATCACCGTGTAGAGCCAGCGCCGACGGTCCTGTTCGGTACGGCCGAGACCGTCGTCCCAGACGACCACGTTCTCCCATTGGGAGCCCTGGCTTTTGTGGCCGGTGATCGCCCAGCCAAACGTCGCCTCGGTCAGATTGCGCTTACCCTTCCAATCGCGATCATGTCGGTGGCGATCGAAGGCGACGTGGTCCTCGAAATGCCCCTTGTAGATACGTAGTCGCCCGCGCGCGCCATCGGCACCGGGCGGCCCGATCCGGTTGCCGTCTTCATCCGTGACGGTCGCCGAAAAAAATAAACTGCCTTCGTCGACGATGTCGTCGAGCGTCAAGAACATGCCGTTGATGAGCCCGAGATCGTTCTGGTTCTTGAGGCAGACGATTTTCTCGCCGGCACCCGACGGCAGCCAGGTTTCGCCGAACCCCGCCGCGCGGCGCATGGCGTTGTTGAGCTGGAGGCGCGTGGCGTTCATGCCGCAAATGACCTGACCGCCGCGGAGGCATTGGTGGGGCGTCACATCTGCTTTGGGCAGTTTCCATACGTATGTGTCGTATTGGCCGAAGCCGATCGGCTCGCCTTGCCGCGCCATGGTGGCGAGCCGGATGATGGCACTCTCGCCGGCCTGGCGGTGGATCTCGGTGAGCATCACGTCGGGCGCGTCCTTGGTGAAGGCACCCTCGCCCTTGATCGGCGGTAGCTGGCCGGGATCGCCCAGCACCAGGATGGGCTTGCCGAAGCTCATGAGGTCGCGCGCCATGTCCTCGCCGACCATCGACACCTCGTCGAGCACGATGAGCTTCGCATGGGCGGCGTCGCTTTGCGGGTTGAGCGCAAAGTGGGGTTTCTTCATCTCGCGCTGGGCCTGGCGCATGGCCTCGATGGCGGCCTCGGCGGCGGTGCGGTCGAACCCCACGAGTGCGCGCGCATCGGTCTCCGCCTGCTGGATCTTCTTCCCCGCCGCCTCGACCTCCTCTTCGGTCGCTTCGATGACGCTGTAGATCAGGCTATGGATCGTACGCGCCGGCGTGCCCTTGCGACGGAGCACCAGGGCTGCCTTGCCGGTGAAGGTGGCGGTGACCACGCCTGGGACGCAAGCGCCGCCATCGCGGTCACTGCGATGAGGCGCGAGCCCAAGCTCTGCCAACGCAAACTTCAGCACTGTGCTCTTGCCGGTGCCGGCGAAGCCAAAGAGCCGAAACACCTGCTGCTCGCAGGTGTGGTTTTGGAACCACTCCTTGATCGCGCCGATGGCGCGGGCCTGGGTATTCGACGGGGTGACGTCCGTCATCGCCGGCTCCCCCAGCACCGATCCTGCCAAGCGCAGGCCGGATGCCACGCACCGCCGGTGAATCCGCCCCGGCAGACGATGGCGCCGGGCTGGGCGGCGGCGCGTGGCAGTAGCTCCCGGGATTCGCTGGCCCGCACGACCATGAGCGCGCGGTCGCTCATGCGCTGCGCGAGTGCCGCATCGAACGGCGTCAGTTCGCAGTAGAGTTCCCAGGTGTCGCGGTTCAGCGCCGTGAACAACGCCGGATGAGGCAGGTCGAGATAAGCTTGATAGAGCGCCAATTGCGCCGCGTAGATCGGCTTGGCGGCGGCGACACCCTTCTTGACCACCTCTTTCCAGGATGAAGCACCCAGCGCCTTGTTCTCCCAGAGAGCGGGATACGCGATGGGAGCCGGACCCGAGACGAGACACCCGTCGATGTGCCCCTTGAACCGCCCGTCAAGGGACGAAAACCCGAACTGCCGGCCGTCCGAGCGTTCGGTGCGGAGATCGAATCCGGCGGAGCGCAGCCACGACGCCACGACGTCCTCGCCGCGATGCCCGGCCTCGAAGATGCGCAAGGTGCCCGGCTCGAACGCGCGGCCTTCGTCTTTGGGGACGGCGAGATAGTCGTATTGGATCTGGCGGAGACACTCCCGCCCGAGACCGGACGCGCTCACATAGAGCCGAGGCGTCTGCGCGCGATGCCGCGCCGTCAGCGCGGCATCGATCGCGTCGTTGATGGCCGCACCCGCGCCAGGCAACCGTGCCGAGGTCTCGTACTGACAACCGGATCGGTGATTGAGGTCGATCACACGCGCCCTCAGAACGGAATGTCGTCGTCGAATGACTGGCGCCGCATCGATTGCTGGAAGCCATCGACACAGGCTTCGATGATGCGATCGATGTCGGCGGCGGCGCGGTCATGGAACGGCGTCATCAACCCCAACTCGGTCAGGGTCTCGGCCAGGAACCGGCGCGCCTC